TTGTTGACAGGCCAAGGTATAGGAGATTATTTAATATGGAAGAAACGGCAAGGCAAGTGATATTACGTGATTTGAGTATTGAGTTTAGGAAGGCTTATGGGCGTGCTGTGAGTACGGCTAGATAGGAGATGTAATGACTAAAGAAATACAATTAACAAAAGGGCGGGTTGCGCTTGTTGATGATGACGATTATGAATATTTGAGTCAATGGAATTGGCAGGCCAATTTTAATAGAAATGCAGGCGTGTTCTACGCTCGTAGGAATCATAGAATTGGAGGGAGGCAGGTTACAACATGGATGCACAGGCTAATACTTGACGCCAAGAAAGGGCAGCAAGTAGACCACCAAAATCATGATACTCTGGACAACAGAAAGAAAAACATAAGAATTGTGACGCACAAGGAAAATAATAAAAATAAAGGAATTGGGAAGGATAATACATCTGGCGTTCTTGGTGTTTGGTGGCGCAAAGACATAATGAAGTGGTCGGTTAGGATAGTCCATGAAGGAAGAAGAATAAATCTTGGTTGCTTTGATTTAATACATGACGCAATTAAAGTAAAGAAGAAAGCTGAATTAGATTTGGGCTTTCATTCTAATCATGGAGCAAAGGTACTTCCTAGGGTTAGCTGTGTGCGGGCCAATGCGACCTCGCACAAAATCTAGCAAAACAATTTTCAAAACGGGTTAACACTTTGGCTATTACACTAATTTGGTAAACACTAAGAAAAAGTTAACTAAGCAGGTTAACGAAGTAAACGAAATGACCAAGGCGGCATACGCTCGTTACAAGGGCGTAAGCAAGGCTATGGTTACGAAGTGGCTCAATGATGGTCGTTTAGTTTTGACTGAAGATGGCAAACGGGTACTGGTTAACGAAAGCGATGCGCGAATTAAACAGACAGCCAATTTAAACAATTGGGCAAATGAGCAACACGCAGCAGCGGCGCGGGTTGAGGTCGATAAAGCAATAGAAGAAAAAACGTTCACAGATCTAAAAGACGAGGTTAACGATGATCAGCTTAGTTTAGAGGGAAATAATGCTGACACGTTGTTTAAAAATGCCCGCGCACTCCGAGAAAAAGCGACAGCACTCCAAGCAGCAGCAGAGCATGAAAAATTTATAGGATCGCTTGTTAGCAAAGAGGCGGCAAGAAAGTTTTATGGCGGAGTGTTGATGTCCATTGCTGATAATGTTGATACGCTTGCAATAAGCCTTGCACCAGTTGTATTAAGTCTTGATAACATTCCTGACTGTTCCTCAGAAATCAAAAAAGCAATACATTGCGTTCTAAATAGAGTAGCTGATGACCTCGACAAACAGCGAATATAATTTTTTTATAGATGTTGCTGTCGAGAGTTTGCGTCAGCAAGAAAAATTACCAGTGGACAAATGGTCAGACCGCTTCATGGTCATTCCAAAGTCTAGCGGTTCAAATGAATACGGTCAGTACAAGACAGATAGAACGCCACACGCACGCGAAATAATGCGCTGCTTATCTGATGATCATAAATGCAAAACTGTTGTCGCAAAAGTCGCCTCGCAAATGTTCAAAACACAGATTTGCTTAAACTGGTTTGGTTCTACCGTTCATCAGTCGCCATCAAACTTTTTGTGGCTAATGCCAACAGGCAAACTTCACAAGCGTATAGCTGGACGTATTGACAAAACCATTAAGGCTGTTGATGTATTGCGTGAGAGAGTAGCAAAACCAAACTCACGTGACGCTATGAACAACCAAGATACTAAGGAATATGTCGGTGGCACTCTATTTATTGCCACGGCTGGCAGTGCCGCAAACCTATCAGAGGTGCCCGCGCGTAGAGTAGCAATCGATGAGGTTGACCGGGGCGAGGAAAATGTAGACGGTGAAGGCGACCCGGTAAAACTTGCAGAAGCAAGGCAGACCACTTTTGAGCATAACCGAAAATCTTACTATTATTCATCGCCAACAATTGAGGATGAGTCGCGTATTGATGAATTATTCAAACAAGGTACGCAAAGACATGCATTAGCTGAGTGTGTACATTGCGGTCATGCTCAAGAGTTAATATTTGAAAATCTGATTTTATCTGAAAGTGACGAGGCCTTGTATCCGTGCAAAGAGTGCGGCGGTTTGCACCAAGAATCTGATAAGACCAAGATGTTTGCAAAAGGCTTGTGGTCTAACGGTGTTACAAACATAACTACAGAGTCATTCACTGCCAGCGCAATGTATTTGCCGTATGGGTGGAAGTCTTGGCGTGGCTTGATGCGTGATTACGAAGAAGCTAAAAAGCTTCTTGATGCTGGTGATGAATCAGAAATGATTGTTTTTTACAATACCCGCCTTGCTCGTTGTTGGGAGAGAAAGAAAGAGGCTACTAAATATGACGCGTTAATGGCAAGGGCTGAGGATTATAAGCTCGGCACGGTTCCGGAAGGGGCTTTAGCTTTAACTGCATCAATAGACACCCAGGCTGACAGACTAGAGCTGAAGGTGGCCGGGTGGGGTCGTGATATGGAATGCTGGATAGTTGATTATCGTGTGATCATTGGTGATCCGTCTGATAACGAAACATGGCAGCAAGTATATGAGGTGTTAGTTTCTGATTTTATCCACGCGTCAGGCGCGATAATGAAAGTTAGCACTGTATTTATTGATTCTGGCGGACATCACACGCAAGAAGTCTATAACTTCGCAAGACGCAATAAATCCCGCAAGTTCTTTGCAATAAAAGGTGAATCAAGACCAAACAGGCCAATAATACCTAGTAGGCCGTCAAATGTTGATTTTAATTATAAAGGTCAACATGTAAAAAAGGGCGTTGTTCTGTGGAATATTGGAACTGACACCGCAAAAGATTATCTCTTTTCAAGATGGAAGCGCGACAAAGGCCCAGGCGCTATTCATTTTTCAGATCAATTGCCAGAAGAATATTACAAGCAGCTTGTTTCAGAGTATCGAGCAACTAAATATGTGAACGGCAGAAAGAAAACAACATGGGAAAAGAAGCAGTCAGATCGTAACGAAGGGTTAGATTTGATGGTTTATAACTTAGCAGCAGCCTATAAGCTTGGCTTGCATAGATATACCCAAAATCATTGGGATTTGTTAGAGAAGCAGGTAAAAATTGATGCTAATGAGAATAAAACCAACAATAAAACAGTTGTAGCAGGCAGAAATACCGAAAGACAAACAACATTATCACGCGGCAGAAACTTAATGAAATCCATTCGAGGTAGAAATGGACGTAATTGATCGGATAAATGAAATTCTAGTAGAAAATGGTGTTTTGCCTGCGAATGCAAAAAAAATTGCAAATTCAGTTAGGCATGAATACGGTGGTGAAATGGTGTATGTGCCTAAACGATCACCTACATATAAAGAAGCTCTTATCAGAGATTTAAAAACATCAGGAAACTTTAAGTTATTAGCTAAAGAACACAGAGTTCACTATAACACTGTTAGGCGTATGGCAAAAAAACTCAGGAGAAAGAAATAATGGCGTTCACTGTTGAACAATTGACGGCAATAGAGGCAGCAATTGCAAGTGGTGAGTTAAAAGTGGCATTTGACGGGCGCGAGGTAACTTACAGATCGGTAGATGATCTTCTGAAGGCTAGAAACACAGTTAAATCCGCTTTACAGGAATCTGGCACATTAACCAAAAAACGTAGATTTTCAGTTATCTCAAGGAATATGGATTAATTATGGCTTTTTTTGATCGTATAGTAGGTGTTTTTAGCCCGAAAAGACAGCTCGATAATATGAGAACAAGAAGGGCTATCGAAATAATGCAGAAGCGCGGTTATGATGGCGCTAAAACAGGAAGGCGTACCAGCGGATGGGTTGCTCCTAGCACTTCGGCAAATTCAGAAATTGCACCAAGTTTAGTTAAATTACGTGATAGATCGCGTGATTTAGTAAGAAACAACCCTTATGCATCAAAAGCTATGCGTATTTTAACCTGTAATGTTGTCGGCACAGGTATAGTTCCTAACATTCCAGACGAGAAAACATCTGAATTATGGGAATCATGGGCTTTTGAATCAGATCAGTGCGATGCTGACGGGTGCCTTGACTTCTATGGAATACAGAAGATAGTAGCCAGAACATTATTTGAGTCTGGTGAATGTATTGTTAGATTTATTCATAAAAAAGCAAGTGATAATCTCACGGTGCCCTTGCAATTGCAGGTTTTAGAGCCGGATTATCTTGATTCAACAAAACATGAAAAGCTAAAGAACGGCGGATATATTCAACATGGCATTGAGTATGACGGGGAAGGCAAAAGGGC